GAAATATCTACATCTCAGTACCCGCAGCGGATAAAGCACAACAGCTTCCTGCTAGCCTAGACAGATACGATTGGGAAACATTTACCTACAATGAAGACGGTACTGTAAACTCTATGACTACCATCCACCCCACGTGGGAGCAGTACGGTGAGAAGTACAAGCACCTCTTTGGTGCCCCTGTAACTGTTACTGTTAGTGAAGTAGATTACATTGTCTACGAGATGGAAGCATCGTGGTTACAATCAGAGGTTAGTGCATTGATCGCTTTAGGGAACGGTTTAACTACCCCAAGCTACACGCTGATGACCAACCCGGAAGCTAGAGAGTTTATTCAAGCAAACACTACTGAACAGCTATGAGTCTAGTAAGTTTATATGATGCGGCAAGCCTTTGGATGACACCGTCTGGTGCTGAAGATGGTAAGCTGTTTAGCGAGCTTCCTACGGATGGGAGCGGGGACTTCACCTTTTCAAGAGGTTCAAACCTTGCGGCTACTCGTGTAGGCCCCACGGGATTGATTGAGAAAGGGCGGGAGAATCTTTTGTTGCAGAGTAACAACTTTAATACGACTTGGATAACATCAAGCGTAAGTGTAACGAGTGGACAAAGCGGATATGATGGAACTAACGACGCGTGGCTTTTAACAAAGACTGCCGCAAGTGGTAGACTATATCAAAATCTTTCTGCAAGTGGTGTTTTAACTTTTAGCGTTTATATGAAAGCAAACGCCTCTACTTGGGGATTGATTCAAGTAGATGGCAGCCCTAACGATGCTTATGTGTATGTAGATTTGCAAAACGGAACAACTGGCGCTACCTCATCGGTAAACATCGTTGAAGGTATTGAAGATGTTGGCAATGGTTGGTATCGTGTTTCAATAAGCATTAATGATACTGCAACTCGTGTAAGGGTTTACCCTGCTGAAACTAATAGTGCGTCAGCAACAAGTGGTTCTATCTACATCCAAGACGCCCAATTGGAACTGGGCTTGGCCGCTACGGATTACATTGAATCGGGAGCGACAACAGGAAAGGCGGGATTGTTAGAGGACGAACCCCGTTTAGATTATTCTGGGGGTGCGACTTGCCCGAGTCTTTTGCTTGAACCGAGTAGGACGCAACTGATAAGGCAGTCGGAATACTTTAATGATGCAACTTGGACAAAAGTCGGTTCAAGTGTAACTCCAAATGCCACAACATCGCCTGACGGAACTATAAATGCAGGTAAATTAGTTGAGGATACGAGTACAGGAGGGCATCAAATACAATCAATAACTTCAGCATCTAACTCTACAATTTACACTACATCTGTATTCGTAAAATACGCAGGTAGGGAATGGATAAGATTTACAGACGCACAATCTTCTAATAGAATACATTTTAATACACTAACAGGTGTGTTTGGTACAATTTCAGGAACTGTAATTGATTATAATAAAACTGCTTTAGAAAATGGATGGTATAAATTAAGTTTTACTACAACATCAGTCGCCGCAGCATATACACCAAGAATCGCATTATCAGAAGCAGATAATGATGTTGTTTATACAGGAGACGGCACAAGCGGTATTTACATATGGGGAGCACAATTAGAAGCGGGCTCCTACCCAACAAGCTACATCCCGAACCATTCGGGCGGGAGCGTTACGAGGGGGGCGGATTTGGCTACTGGAGCGGGAACATCATCAACATTCAATGATTCGGAGGGTGTTTTGTTTATAGACTTAAAAACAACTAAAAATGCCTCACCCGCTCAAATCACCTTGAATGATGGCACTTATAGCAATAGGATAATATTTGAAGTTCGCCCCGATGCCGCATTTATTAAAGCATTTGTAAATTCGGAGGGTTCAAATGCGTACGAAACGAGCGTTTCTTCCGCACCAAACACAAACTACAAAGTGGCTATAAAATATAGCGCGAACGATATCGCATTTTTTGTAAACGGAGTAAAAGAGGCATTTACTACAACCACAACGGCAATGCCTACGGGATTGGCTGATTTGAGTTATACGGGAAAAGAAAACGATGGCGCTTTGAGGTTTACTGGCAATGTAAAGCAAACGCTCGTATTTAATGAAGCCCTATCCGATGCAGAGTGTATCAAACTCACAACGCTTTAACCAGCTTACATTATTGGTAATTAGCGTGATAATAAACAAATAACAATCTAATCAAATAAAATGAAGAAAATTAGCAAGAAAGAGCTAAAAGAGCTTAACGATTATGTTAAAGCGATTAATGAAGCTCAAACAACAATTGGGGCATTGGAAATGCAAAAGCAAAAAGCTGTACGTGAAGCAGAAATGCTTATTGATGGACTTAAGGCCGTGCGCAAAGCTTTAGAAGAAAAACACGGTGACATTACTGTTAACCTAACTACTGGAGAGATTACCGATGCAGATAATTCGGAAGATTAGCGTAGGTAAGGACTATAAAAATGATGCCATGCACTATTCTGTTGGACAGGAAGTGTATGGCGGCCATACTATAGTCAACATTATAGAGGAGGAAGACAAGTACTCTATCTATATTCAAAAGGGTGACAATGTAATGCCGTGGAAAGACTTTAACAAGAACATGGCAGTATCTGTAGAATACGATCTTAATTGGTGATGCAAAGCATATTTAACTTTATCGTGCGGCCAAAGCACGGTAGGTCAACATCAGAAAAAGACCTCGGCGGTAAAAAATTACTGTTGAATACAGAAGTACAGAACCACAATTACACTAGCCGGTTAGGTGTTGTGACAAACACACCGCTGGCTTTTGACTCCGAGATAGAACCAGGTGATGAGGTAATACTTCATCATAACGTGTTCAGACGCTTTCGCGACATCAGAGGGAAAGAAAAGAACAGCAAAGCATATTATAAGGAAGACGCATTCTTTGTACAACCAGACCAGATTTACGCTTACAAAAGAAACACGGAGTGGCAAGCATTAGACGGCTACTGTTTCATTAAGCCTATAAAAGCGAAGGAAACGTTTGATATGCATAAGGAGCAACCCTCAATAGGTATTATCAAATATGCTAGTGATAGTTTTGAAACTGGCGCACTTGTAGGGTTTAAGCCTGGTATGGAATACGAATTTAATATAGAGGGACAGCGATTGTATCGTGTGCCTACCAATCAAATTACAATTAAATATGAGTACCAAGGAGACGAAGAAGAATATAATCCAAGCAGCACGCAAGGCTGTTGAGGAACTCATTAAGGTAGCAGAAGAAAAAATCATTACGAACACAGAAGACGATGTCTCTGCTGATAGGTTAAAGAACGCTGCTGCAACTAAGAAGCTTGCAATATTTGATGCTTTTGAGATTTTAAATCGCATCGACGAAGAAGAAAGAATACTAGAGAACAGGCCCAAAGAAGATGCTAAAGAAGCGTTTAAAGGGTTTGCTGAAAGACGTTCTAAGTAATGTACCAGCAGGATTTAGTAAAGACCGTAGAACCAGTTAAGCTTACCACAATACATCGGTACAATAAAGGTAAGAAGTGGAAGTACGGTTATAATAAAGAACAAGACCTTGTTGTTATAAGCAAGACAGGGGAGATTGGTGAAATCATTGAGATACAGGGTTTAGTTATAGCGCTGCCTCCAGAACCTAAGGGTTTAAAAAAAGGCGTAAACAGATGGGCTGTTCAGGAGTACCCTAAGGAGCTTAAAAATATTAAGAGTATATTTGATTGGCAATCTTATCCAGATGAATTTAAAGGTAAATGGGAAGCTTATATTGACGAAGAATTCAATAGGCGTGATAACGGTTATTGGTTTTATAACAAAGGCAAGCCTACTTATATTACTGGCACTCACTACATGTACTTGCAGTGGAGTAAGATTGATGTCGGTAACCCAGATTACCGCGAAGCCAATAGACTCTTCTTTATATTTTGGGAAGCCTGCAAAGCTGATACAAGGAGTTACGGAATGTGCTACCTTAAAAACAGACGGAGTGGATTCTCATTTATGGCATCAGGAGAAACTGTTAACATGGCAACCATCTCAAGTGATGCACGATTCGGTATCCTATCAAAATCCGGTAGTGATGCCAAAAAGATGTTCACCGACAAAGTCGTACCCATATCCCTTAACTACCCGTTTTTCTTCAAACCTATTCAAGATGGTATGGATAGACCGAAGACTGAACTGGCATATAGGGTTCCTGCTTCTAAGCTAACACGTAAAAGCATACAAGCACAGGAAACCAAGATACAGTTAGAGGGTTTAGATACTACGATTGACTGGAAGAACACTGGTGATAACTCTTACGATGGTGAAAAGCTTAGACTGCTTGTGCACGATGAGAGCGGCAAGTGGGAAAGACCAGATAACATATTAAACAACTGGCGTGTAACAAAAACGTGTTTGCGTCTTGGTGCTCGTATTATCGGGAAGTGTTTAATGGGTAGTACATCGAA